ATCAAGGGTAGCAAGCTGGGTCATGTCCAACAAGTTACGCACCAAAAATTCTGAAGAGACAACCATAATATTATCTTGGGTAGCTGCTCCAAATTGATCCATTTCAGCCAAGGCAGAAACGACATCAGAGAACAAAACATTTGCCGGTGCTGCTGGAGTTGATCGACTTGCTTTTGAATCGGCCAGTTTGCGGAACCCATTGAAAGACAAACGATGATCGGTCCCCGCTGCTGCTGGTACTGTCCATCTGCCTCCTGCTGTCCAATTTGCAATATCATCTTGGGCACCAGTTGTATCACCATTGATCATACAGTCTTCGAAACCTGCTTCAATTGACTCAGAGATGTTCCGACCAAGAACAGAAGCCAAAGCAAGAGCACTATCTTCACTGGCTGCTTGATCAACCACAAAACGAACACTCATTCCGCCCATATTGATCACTGTTTGGCCTGTGCTAACAGTTGATGCCGGGTAAAGATTTGCTGCTGCTCTTGGATCGTCGGTTGAAATTGTAGATTGAATGTAAGGCTGACCGCCACGAGTCAGAGTAGGAATAATCAAGCTTCCTCTGCTTACTTCTTGGACAGGCAACAAGGATCGCAAACGTAAAGGAGCTTCGTATGTTTCATGTAACTCAGAAATAAGCTCTGCCTGTGTCCATTCTTGCCCAGCACCAGCCCCACCAGTATAAGCTCTTTCAATTTTAGCCTTCACAGAATCGGGTGCAGTAGACAAATGCCTTTGAAGTTTTAGATCCAAAGTTGGGGTATGAGGATTGAGCATTAACGATCTCGCGAAATTTCGTTTTCTGTTAATATCAATCAAACGAGCTTGCCATTCATTGGAGGTTTCTTTATCATCAAGAAGGCCTTTGGCCTCGATGGTAATTGTACCTTGTCCACCGATATTAATTTGCTTCTTCTCTGCTCGAAGTTGTAGGCTTCCATCTTTGCGGATGTACTTTTTCAAGTCGGCATCTTTACCAGTGTAAACAGTAGGAGCTTTGGTGTAAGCCTCTGCCATTTTACGCTGGGCCAATTTCAAATCCTCGATCTGGGTTTCGATTTGGCTCAGCTTGTTTTCACTGTTCTGCTGATGGCTTCGAAGGTTATGAAGGATTGTCTTTGCCTCATTAACCAAAGCATCGTTCTTTTTCATATCAGACATTGTATCTCCTTGATTGTGTCTAATGGTTTAAAACAAAGACAAAATGGATGCAAAGGCTTTTGCCTCCTTATCTTCTTCGTCTTCTTCTTCTGAGTCATAATAGAGATCTTCCTTGAATGGTGGAATCTCCAAACCCAATTTGTCGTAATATTTGGCAGCTACATCATAAGCAGCTTTTCGATCTTCATCACTTATTGATGGCTCTTCCCTTGAGCCGTTGATCGCTGCAACAGCATTGGCAAGCTGATCCCTAAATACATACAATCGGCCATTTTCAGGAAGAGCATTCTCTGGATTGTCTGGATCTCTTATTCTGCCAATGATGAACTTATAGCCTTCTTTTGTTTCGTCTCGATCAGGATCAAAATACAAATGGGCCTTTTTGTATCTTTCCCAATCACCATCCCCAAGAATATTGTTTTCAATCTCTGCCCTATCTTGATCCTGTGGATTAAATGGCTCATCAGTAACAGGAAGATCGGCAGGCTCAACATCTCGATCAAAGCTCTTGTCTTTTCTTTTGTTGATTTCTTCTCTGATTACTTCCTTCATGTGGCTCAGGCCTTTCTCACCTATTACCAACCATTTCATTTGGGCAACTGTTCCAGCCAAACGAAAATCTTGGAGATGTCTGGCTGCCCATGCTTCTCTCTTTCGGATAGCTTCCTCTTGGTCTGGAGTCTCAGGAACACCATTGTTTTTTTGGATTTTGCTAAGAAGTGCAAACTGCTTGTTTCCAAGAATGTTGCCTCCTTCATCCCAAATATCTGGATATTCATCTTTGATATTTTGGGCATAGTCCAAAGGGAAAGATGGGTATTCGCTATTCCGAAGACTAACCTTTTTGTCTTCTCCCTTCTCTGGGAAGTTTGTATTTTTACTTTGCAGGCCAGCTCTGAACGTTTCTTCTTGGTGCTCTTGCTCTTCTTGGTGCTCTTCTTCTGCTTCGGCTTTTTTGAAGGCAATAAGATATCGGCCATCTTCTTCGAGTATCTCCAAGATATGCTTTGCTACTTGTCGGCTATCAAGACCAAACTTCTTGGCAGCAATGGAATTGGCTTCTGGATTTGCTGGAATGGTTACAACTGAAACCTCGAGCAATTCGGCTTTGTTGAAGTATAGACCAGAATCAGATTTGTATTGGTGCCCTTCTGGTAAGTTGCTTCTTTCAACCGCTTCGATTGCATTGAAGCCAACAGAAACAGAGTTCAGAAAACCGGCTTGGCATTTTCGCCCAATCTCAGCAGCGTGGGGATCTTCCATGTCAAACGTAACATCAATCAAAAGCTTACCATCGATAACGTCAACATCTCCACGGCCAATGGGCATGGCGGAAGCATCATGATTAAAAAGAATAATTGGGTTTGCGTTGTATGCTGTCAAATCCCATCCATCTTGTGCAATGATATCCCCATATCTATCTTCGGCAGATGTTGAGGCAACAAAAGACATCGTGATTTGCGTATTATCTTTTGTGTCGTTTGGAGCATCAATCCGTATAACGTTCAAACTCTTTTTAACCATGATTTCCCCCAAGAGGATTATAAATGATAAAACAGGCAATTGCAAGAATTACAATAATACTATGTGATCAGGGTTTCGTTACCTTGGCCATCAACAATGATCGAGTCTATTGTACAACGACATCCCACGACCAGATCCATATCGTCGAAACCTCCGGGATACTCAGAAGAATCGCCTTGCCATTCCCATTTTTCACCTGATGGAATTGGGTCTTGCTCCCCAAAATGTACATGTGCTTCTCTTACTCTGTTATCCTGCTGGGTAATCCATTGCTTATATACCATAATACCATCGTCTCCAGCTTGATCCATTGAGTTAGACATTGACTGGTTGATCGTTTTGGTTGCTTCTGTTTTACCAATCCTTTGTACTCTTGGATAGGCAAACTCTGTAGAGTTGGAAACATTGGTGAGCAGTTCGGATTTGCTCAGGCCTTCTTTGTTTCCCTTTTCGATAAGCTTCCTCATATTCTTAGCTGTTGCCTCTGCAATGAATCCAGCAGATTGGTTAATCAACGATCGAAGCCTATCCCCAACATTTAACTCTGGGGTATCTCTGCCGATCTCATCATAGATTTTGGAAAGCTCTTCTTCGCCTATTTCATAGTAGATATCTTCGTAGAGGTAAGCCAACTCTTGTATAATTTTCTTCTTTTCGAACTCTGTTGCTTCAATCTCTGCCCAGTTGAGTATGTTAACACTACGAGCAACAACGCCACCATTAACAATTGATTTGGTTTCCTGTTCTTCTGTGTATTTGCGCACCCTTTGAACATATCGTTCTTTGGCTCCTTTGAGATACTTGGCATATGCTCTATTCAGCTTTCTTTCTGCTGGTCCATGCTTTGTCGCTATCCAGCTTTTCCATTTTTTGGCCTGCATTTCTTTTGTGTAAGCTTTTGGAGTTGGCTGGTCTTCCAACAATCGGAGAATCATCTTCTCGGATCTATCATCAATAATTACTTCTTCTTCGGGCTCTTCTTCTGGTTCTGTTCTTGGGCCAACTGGGGCAGAAGGTAACCCTTCATAGCTGTAAGCATCAGCAACGGACATTCCATTCATAATGTGCATTGATATTCTTTGCAGTTGGGCATCTCTCTGTGCTTGCAATGGTTCGATGTCGCTGAAGTCATGTTCTATTCTTAGATCCTTATCGTAAAGCTTGGCAAGCTGGGAGAATAAAATGTTCATCCTCTTGGCTCTTTTCTTTTGGACTTCCCAATAGGTCTTGGATTGGTTGAAGCTGCTTGCATAGTTTGAAGTAGGCAAACCCAAAATAGCTGGGGGCGTTCCGATGACACTGCTAATTACTTCCCGAGTCATTACACGAACAGAAGCCATCTCCATATCTTTTGCTGAGATGTTCAAGGGTGTTACATCAGCCTGACCAGAAAGCACCATACACCCTCCGGCTTGTGCTAACTTGGAATAATTGTCTGCTATTTGCCTCCTCATTTCTGCGGGCCATACATCGGCCTCATCTTTCGGGCTTATCAAGACATCAGGGTGACCGTGCTTGCTCTGGCTGCTGGTGAGGTTTTGGACATTTAGATCTGCTTGTAGTTCTCTGCTCAGGCTTTCGATTGCTCCTGTTCCATACAATCCCTTTGGCCCAGTTGCATAGCTTGCATTTCTGGCAACCAAAACACGATCGACAGGATACAAAACAGATTGTCCATTGCTGGTGTGTTCATAGCCAACAATGCCAGAGGCCTCATCTGTTACGATGCGCATCTCGGCAGGGTGAAGACGGACAATGCTATCAGGTGATTTCTCATCAAGCCCAAGCAATAACAAATAGCAAGATCCGGACATTATGAGATCAAGACAAAGCTGTTCACGAAGTAGGAAACCATCCGAATGAGTTGATGGATTTTCAAGAAGATCAAGAACCTCATGTTTATCGATTTCTTGGGCTTGCTTTCCTTTGCCTTTGATAAGCTTCAATTCCAATGCGCTTAAATCTTCACAGGCCCGACTTATCGCAGCATAGAGATAACCATGTTGCCCATAAGTATCTAAGGACAACTTTGCTGGGTATGGATTACGAACTCCAGATGCTCGAGTG